CTCAAGGGAGATGCGTTCGGCGCGGCTGTGGCCACGATGAAGGTCGGTATGCGCGACCCGGCGGTCGTCCCGGTTGAGATGCCTGTCCTCATCGACGCCATCGTCCGTTCCCAGGTGGCCGGAGACCTACAGTTCGCGATGCGCGAGCTGCGGACGGGGCGCAGCCGCACCGACTTCTACGCCGGCCTGCGGATGCTCGTTGCGCACGTCATGCTGAAGCGCGGCTATCACCCGAAGACGATCGGACTCGCGTTGAACCGCGACAGGTCGACCATCATCAAGCAGGCGTCGGCGTTCGAGAGGAGGCTTGCGACTGACGAGCTGCTGGCGGCGCGGGTGGATCGGGTGCTGGCGGCGGCGGGGAAGGCGAGGGCCGCGTGAAAATCCACGATCTGAAGTCGGCTCCGTTGCCGTTCATGCACATCAGGAACGGACGGAAGCGCTTCGAGGTGCGCAAGAACGACCGCGACTACCAGCAGGGCGATCTCGTCGTCCTGCGAGAGTACGTCGAGGACGCAAATGTCGAGGCACGGTTCCGCGCCGCCACGGGAATCTGTCGTCCTGTCGTTCTCGATTTCACGGGCTCCGTCCTTGGCCCGTTCACGGTCGGATACGTCGAGAAGGGCGAGTTCGTCCCGGACGGCTATTGCGTCTTCGAGCTCGTCCCGATGGTCGAGGCTTGCTGGGATGGAGACGCAGAGCCATGAACCGCGACCCACTCCCGCCCGTCCGCTGGCTGAATCTACTGGCCGTGATGCTCGGCATGCTTGCCGTGCTGCTGATGGGCGGTTGCTACGAATCAGATCCGCCAAGAGCTGCGGAGTGCCTGTCGTCTCGCGGATTCCAATCGATCGTCGTCGACAAGGTAAGCGCGGACTTGTCGAAGTGCCCCGACAACTGCGGCGATGCCTGCGCGCACGTCACGTCATGCACGACGTTCAAGGCTACGGCGCCGTGGGGATGGCCGGTTACCGGAGTAGTCGTGTGCCCGAAGACAGGCACCTGCGCCGTGCACGTCATCTTCCAGGCGCCGAAGCTGCCTGTGACCGTGACGGAGCCTGCGCCATGACCACCCTCCGCTACAAGCTGCTCGCCGACGTGCCGCCACCCGCGTACCAATCGGCAGGCGCGTCCGGAATCGACCTGTGCGCGGCGGTCGACGTCGAGATATCTCCTCGAGGCACTGTAAAGGTTGAGACTGGCGTTGCGATTGAGATTCCGAATGGCTTCGAGGGTCAGATACGCCCTCGCTCGTCGCTTTCGGTGGCTGGAGTTTGGTGCCACTTCGGGACCATCGATAGCGACTATCGTGGTGAGATTTCGGTCGTCCTGACCGACGCGCTTGGACTGCACCGGACCATCTTTCGCGGCGATCGCATCGCCCAGCTCGTAATCGCGCCGGTCGAGCGCGTCGAACTGGTCCGCGTCGAGCAGCTTAGCGAGACGGCCCGTGGCGAACGAGGTTTTGGCCATACAGGTCGCCGATGAGCTTCGCCATCGACATCAACCGCGACGGCATCCACCGTCTGCTCATCGAGAAGCGGCATCCGGACGGCTTCTACCTGACGGTCATGTTCGACGGGTACACGCCACCGGGGCCGCCGTACTTCCACCCGCTTGCCGTCCGCCTGACGCAAGCCGAGCTCGAGCAGCTCGCGTGGGGCATTGCCGAGCTGCCCGGGAGCACGATGTACGACGAGCAGGATGCGCCAGGAGAGGCGGACCCGCCGACCGCTGACGAACGCCAGTTGGACTTGGTTCGCTGATGGCGCGTATCCGTTCCATCCACCCAGGAGCCCCCATCGACGAGGATGTCGCGTCGATGTCGTGGCAGGCGCGTCTCACGTGGGCGTACTTGCCTTGCCACGCCGACCGCGAAGGCCGGCTCAAGGACGCCCCGTTCACGCTGAAGCTGGCGATCCTGCCCGTCGACAACGTCGACATGAACGCGATCCTCGACGAGCTCCAGTCCAAGCGGCACATCGTCAGGTACGAGGTCGAAGGGCGCCGCTACATCCAGATCAGGAACTTCGCCCGATACCAGACGCCGCATGTGCGCGAAACTCCGTCTGAAATTCCACCAGCACCAGGCCAAGCACTGCCTAGGCAAGCCTTGGCGATGCCTAGCCCGGGAAAGGCAGTGCTCAGCACCCCGGATCCGGATCTGGATCCGAGTCCGGATGTAGATCCGGATCGGGACACAGATAGCTCGGAGTCGCTTCGCGCTCACGAGCCGACCGAACCGGCTCTTTTGGAAATTCCCTGCATCGGAACCGGCCCGCAGCGATTCGCAGTCGTGCAATCGGCCGTAGATGCCTGGTCGGACGCGTTCCCGGGGGTCAACGTGCTTGGCGAGATCCGGAAGGCGATCGTGTGGCTCAATGCCAACCCGACGCATCGGAAGACTCACCGCGGGATGGAGCGGTTCCTCGTGAGCTGGTTCTCTCGGACGCAGGACCGCGGGGACGCGAAAGCGAACGGAGCTACGGGCCCGCCTCGCGGCAATCCGAGTCCCCAGTACCCGATCCTGGTTCCTCCGAAGAGAGCTAATCCATGAGCAACATCCCCAACCCGCCGCACAGCATCGACGCCGAAAAGGCGGTCCTCGGCTCTGTCCTGATCAAGCCGACCGTCTTCGCCGAGCTCGCCGGCATGTTGGCCACCGACGACTTTTTCATTCCGGCTCACCGCGAAATCTGGGACGCCATGCGCGAATGCGACCGGCGCGGGACGCTCGACGTGCTGACGCTCATGGACGAACTCAGGGTGCGCGGGCACATCCAGCGGCTCGAAGGCGGCGAGGGGTACATGCTCGAGCTGTCAGGGGCGGTCCCGACGGCCGAGAGCGCGCGGCACTACACAGAGTTGGTCAGGGAGCGGGCGGTCCGTCGAAGGCTGATCGCGCTGGCGACCGAGACGGCGATGCGGGCGGCTGGGTCGGCCGATCTCGGGGAACTGCTGGCCGAGACGCGGGCGAGTATCGACGCCCTCGAGGTTCCGGCTGACGATGGGCCGGTGCGGGTCGGCGACGCGCTCGACGAGGCGAAGGACGCGATCGAGGCACGGACCAAGAACACGCGTACCGGCTCTGTGCCGACCGGACTGGCGTCGCTCGATGGCATGCTCGGTGGTCTCCGTCCTGGCCAGCAAATCGTCGTGGCGGCGAACCCAGGCGGTGGGAAGAGTTCGCTGGCATGGGTCACGGCCATCCGCGCCGCGCTGTCTGGGGTGCCGGCGCTGTGCTTCTCGCTCGAGATGTCGCGCCAGGAGCTCATCGAGCGGGCGCTGACGTTCGTCGGCGAGGTGCCAGGAATCACCAACGGCGACGTGGACCTGGCGAAGTGGGAGAAAATCCACCGGGCCGACCGGCAGATTCGAGGCATCCCGCTGTGGGTTGACGACCGCAAGCTGTCCGTCGGTCGCATCGCCGCCGAGGCTCGTCGCTGGCGGTCTCGGTACGCGCGTGGCGGGCTTGCGCTGCTGGTGGTCGACTACCTCGGGCTCGTGCGGTCAGACGGGCGCGCCGAAAATCGGCAGCTTGAGGTGGCCGCCATGTCACGCGCATTCAAGGTGCTGGCCGGTGACCTGAAGTGCCCGCTGATTCTCGTGGCGCAGCTGAACCGCCAGAACGTCACCGGCGGGGTGCCACGCATGCCGGTACTGTCCGACCTTCGTGACAGCGGCGCCATCGAGCAGGACGCGGACATCGTGCTGTTCCCTTGGATTCAGGACGCGGACACGCAAATCATCATCGCCAAGCACCGCAACGGCGAGACCGGCATCGTCAAGCAAGTCAGGTGGCGCGGCGACCTGATGGCCTTCTACGACGACACGGGGCCGGACTTCGGCGCCGTTGAGAACGAGAGGTATCCGTGAACCAGCGCGCGATTTGGGCAGATCCTAACGTGAGGCGAGAACGTCAGGCACGTGCCGAGGCGTTCATGGGTAGGCCAATGGAATTCGACGAGGAGTGTGCGGAAATGAACTACGGCGGCGGTTACGGGAAGTGGCAGTTTGAGCAGGCGATGGCCGCATCGCGATGGCAACCCCCCACCGACGACGAGCGGCGGCTGTTCATGCAGGCGGCACGGCACTGGCGGCGACCATGGCAACGTCAGTGTGAAGGCGCAGGGCCGTGCGACTGGGGGATGTTCGAATTCCGAGGAGAGACAAAAGACACCATCGAAGTGCTCGAAAGCCTAGCGCTCGACGGTGGCGACTACGACAACATGCCGCAATTCGAGGAGCTGGAGCGATGACGCGCGTGACGGAGGACGACTTGGAGTGGCTGGTCGGGTACTGCGACGGCGATAGCGCCAAGGCTGCGAGGATAGTCCGCGAGATGCGCGCCGAGTTGCTGGCGTTGCGCAAAATCGCGGAAGCGGCGGCTGAGGCTAGGTCGCAGATTGCAATGGCCGCGGCGAACGGGCGTCCGATGCCCGGCAACGTCAAGTGGCTTGCCGCCATCGACCAGGCGCTGCGGGAGACATGGAGATGAAGCCTCGCTTCGAGC